ATCCCGGTGACGCTGGCCAGGACCCGGGGCGGTGACACGGTCTGGGCGGTCGCGGTGATCGCTGCTGATGCCTCACGGACCCGGAGCACGCCGGCGACGCCGGTTGAAGCGCTGCCCAGGGTCGCCGTGACCGTCGGGGCCTGTGTGCCCGATCCGGACGACACGGTGCAGGTGGCCGTCGCCACGGTCAGGCCGTTGCCGGTGGCGACCGCGTTGTCGGCCCGCTCGGTGACCGTGCCGAACGTGATGCCGGTCGCCGTGACGGCCTCAGCGGAGTAGCTGTCGGTGCTGCTCGCCACGCCGTACCCGAGCATCAGGAAGTCCCCGGCGGCGAACGTCAGGCTGGACGTCGCCGCGGCCGAGAAGGAGGTGCCGGACACCTGGTCGTCGCCGAACGCGGATCCCCACCGCCAGCCGGTGCCGGCGGACCGCGAGAGCAGGAAGATCCGGCCGGTGATGGCCGATCCGCTGGTGCCGCTGGGGATGTTGGTGGTCGGCGCGGCGTCGGAGCCGAGGAGTACGCGTACGAAAAAGGTCAGTCGGCGCGGGCCGGCCGACGCGCCGAAGGTGCCGCCGCCGCCCGAGACGGAGCTGGCCAGTGTCCAGCCTGACGGTGTTGCCGGGATCGAGTCGTTGGTGTGGCCGGAGACGACCTGGAGCACGGCAAGCTGCCCGGCCGTACCGCCGGGCGCGGCGAGCGTGATGGTGTCCGTGTGCGTCGACTGCGCCCCGGCCGTACCGTAAGTGATCGTCACCGGCGGCCTACCTTCGCCTCGTGCGCCTGCTTCTGTTCCGAGGCGCGGATCAGCGGCTTGACCTCGACGCGGATCAGGTCCCGCAGCGTCGGGTCGTCGACATGGACGTGGACCTCAACCTTGGGCATCTGCGCCGATGCCGTACCCGAGCCAGAGACCGAGCCGACAGCAGTGGCGGCCTGGATCTTTGCCGTGCGGGCGGTATCGGCCATGCGGCGGGCCGCGGCGGCGATATGCGGGCGGTGGGCATCCATGCCGGCCACCATCCCGGCGCCGACCTGCCAGCCGACCTCGTCGCGCATGACCGCCGACGGCGATTTGATCTTCAGCGCCTTCTTAATCGCCTTGACCAGGCCCTTGGCGAGCTTGTCCATCTCCGACTGGAGATCCTTCTCCTGCGCCTTCAACCCAGCCAGGAAGCCCTCTCCGGCATGCTTGCCCGAGTCGTACATGAGGTCGGCCATGGATTTACCGAAGGACGTCGCGAGCTGGCTGCCGGACTTCACCAGGGAGTTCAGATGCGAGATGTCCGCCGTGGTGACGTTGCGATTGCCGAGGATCGTCGCGAGCTGGCTGCCCGGCCCGGCCTCAGCGAGCTGCGCCAGGAGCCCCTTGGACGCGCCACGGTTGCGTAGCGAGGTCACCAGCTTGTCGAAATCGCCTGCGGTCTTCTGCTGGCCCTTCATCTGCGAGATCAGGCCGGAGACCGATGTCGCCGACGTGCCGGAGACGCTGAGGAAACTGTTGATGTTCGACGTCTGGTCGGCCGCGTACTGGTTCGCTGCGGCGATCTGCTGCTGAATCTTGTCGCGCTTGTTGGCGAGCTTCTCCAGCTTGTCGCCGGTCTTCAAAATGGACTTGGCCAGCTTGTCGTAGCCCGCGTTCAGCAGCTTCGTGGTGAGGCTCTTGACCGCCGACGCGATCGCGGATGCCGTGCCCTTCTCCAAGGTCTTCAGGAGCCCGGTGGCGATCGTGTTGGCGATCGAGGTCTTGGCAGAGCGCTTCGCGTTCTTCAGCGAGATCTCAGCTGTCTGGAGTGCCTTCTCCGCCGCCTTGAGCTGCTTCTCCGCCGCCGCAACGCCCTTGTGCCGGCGCTTGGCGCGCGCCACATTGTCCTTGGCGTCCTCGACGCGCTGACGGTCACGCCGCACCCGGTCGGCGGCGTTGAGGATGGTCCCGGAGGCGTAGCCAGGCAGCTTGATGCCGTTGGCCTTCGCCAGGGCCCGGGAGTCGGTGTTGCTCCACACCGTCTCGCCGCCACGGAAGTTGACCAGCTCGGGCCCCTTCTCGCCGACCCAGGCCAGACCCGGCGCCGCGCCGCCCGTGCCCTTGGCGTACCAGTGCGGGGAGCGGCCCAGCCACGCGTTGTACGCCGCACCCGGAGACCCGTACCGGCCCTGGATGTAGCCCAGACCCCACTTGATCTGCGTAGCCGCGCTGCTCTTCCAGTCCTTACCGGCGGACGCCATCTTGCTCGCGGGCAGCGCCTGCGGAATGCCGTACGCCCCGGAGGACTTGTTGAGGGCGTCAGCACGCCAGCCGGACTCGCCCATCCACAGTGCCCGCAGCGCCGGCCACTGGTCCGCAGACCAGCCCTTCGCCTGCATCATCAGCTTGCCCAGGCGCTCGTTCGCGCCCGACGTGCCACCAGACAGCTTGCCGAAAACGCCCTTGACGGTGTCCGCGACACTGCCGCCGGCCTTGTACACGAAGTCCCCGACCGGCCCGAACCCGAACTTCAGACCCTGGAGCAGGCCGGACATCAGGGCCACGCCTGCGGGGTGCAGCAGGCGCCGGTCCAGGGAGATGGGGCCCTTGTGTGCCTTGATCCAGCCCGCGATCCCCGACACCCACTTCTTGAGGTCCTCGTACGGGCCCTTCATGCCCGAGAACAGGCCATTGATCACGGCCGCGCCCTTGCTGGAGAGCCAGCCGCCCGACCGGCTGAAGAACCCGGTCACCGGAGTCTTCACGTGGCTGGACAGCCATCCAGCGATGCCACTGGCAGCGGACCCCGCACCAGACAGCAGACCGGAGACGATGCGCCCGCCAGCACCAGGAAGCCAGCCCCCGGCGCGGCGGAACGCCCCGGTGAAGGGGTTCTTCACGTGCGCCAGGAGCCAGCCGCCGATGCCCACGGCGACACCCAGCGCACCCGACAGCAGCCCACGGATGATGTTCGCGCCGATCGGCATCATCACCCTGGCCGGAGAGGCAATGCCGAAGGAGTGCTCCAGCCAGCCCACCACGGCGTCCTTGATCCCGGAGAACTGACGGCCCAGCCCGTCCCACATGGACGTCACGCCGGACCACAGGCCTCGGACGATGTCCTGGCCGACGCCGTACAGCCACGAGTTCGCGCCTGAGATCGCGTTGGCCAAGGTGCCGTTCTTCCGGTCGAAGAAGTGATCCAAGCCGTCGCCGACGGAAACCCAGAAGTCGAAGACGGCGACGGCAGCTGACGCCAGCCCCTGGCCGATTGTGGCCAGACCCCTCCCCGCGAAGTCGAGCGCGCCACCGAGGTCGGACCACGCACCCGTCAGCAGGCCGAGCCCGTACGTCAGACCGGTCACAGCAAGGACCGTCAGACCGATCGGGCCCAGCGCCGCAACCCACGATGTGGCCATGGCAGTTCGCAGCGTCCGGAATGCCGCCGCGAGCTCCAGCACCATTTTCGTCAGCTTGTAGCCGACCAGGACGTCAACGATCGCCTTGAAGACCGGGGCCGGCGTATGCGTGACGATGCTGGCGAAGGACAGGGCGATACCCCCGGCTGTCTTCGCCAGGGGCGCCCACTCTTTCGCCAGACTGACCACCACGTCGTGCAGCGTCTTCCCGAACTTCTGCGCCTGCGACACCGGCTGAACCAGCGACTGGCCCTGCGACACACCCAGCTTCGGCGCCGGAATGGTGGCCGGCCCCTTCCCCGACAGCCCGGCGAAGAAGTCCTCGAACGTCTTGCCCGCCGAGTCGAAAGCACCCTTCGGCAGCAGCTTGTCGACCAGGCCCTCGCCGAAGTGGATGACGGCCGGCAGGGCCGTCTTGCTGAGGTAGGACACGAAGCGGGTCACCGGCGGCAGGATGGTCGTGCCGACCTTGACGCTGAGCACTTCGAGGTTGGAGACCAGCAGCTTCCACTGCGCCTGCGCCGTTTTCCGCTGCGCCTTCACCGCATCGTCGAACCTGCCGACGGAGTCGTTGACCTGCTTCTGCTTCAGCTTCAGCACGTCGAGGTTGTTGAGCAGCGTCATGATGCCCGAACTGGACCGGCCGCCGCCGAATGCCCGGGACAGCAACTGCGAGGTCTCCACCGCATCCAGACCGGAGGACTTCAGGTGGTCGCTCAGCAGCTGGATGGCCATGATCAGACCGTTCGGCGAATCCATGGCGACGCCGAGGGCGCGCCCTGAGAGGCCGATCTTCTTGAGCTGCTTCTCCGCCGCCGCCGACGGGGCGGCCAGCAGCGAGAAGCTCATGCGCAGCCGGGTCGCGGCAGCATCAGCCGGGATGCCCTCATCCGTCATCAGCGCGAGAGCGGAACCAACGGACTTCAGCGACAGGTTGAAGGTCTTGGCCGACGCGAGGATGCCGGTGCCGATGGCGGCGTTGAAGTCCTCCATACGCATGTTGCCCGCGCCGATGATCGCGTTGACCGTCGAGACAGCCTCGTGGAACGAACCGGCACCCTTGATACCCGTGCGCCACGCGCCCGCCAACGCGTTGGTGGTCTCCTCCATGTTGGCGCCGCCGACAGCGGCCAGGTCGCTCGCCTGCCGGAGCGCCTTCATCGCCTTGGTGTTGTCCATGCCGACGCTCTTGAGGTGGTAAAGGCTGTCAGCAAGCTCTTTCGGGCCCTGCTGCGCCGTCTTGCCCATGTCGAGCACAGCCTTGGACAGCACCTTGACGTCCTTGGCGGTGCCGCCGGCCTGCGTCGAGATCTTCGTCATCGACGCCTGGAACTCGCTGGCCTGCTTGACCCCTTCGGCCATGCCGACCACCAGAGCGCCGCCGACCGCCGCACCGGCGTACATCGCGGCCTTGCCCAGCTTGTGCAGCCCGCGGTCAAGCACCCCGGCACGACGGCCGACATGATCCATCGTCCGAGACGCGCGGTCCCGGGCGATGAGGTCGTAGACAACAGCCTTCCCCACCGTGGCCTCCTCTCGGTGGCGTGCCGGTCACAGCACGGCGGGTGCACGGGCTGGAAAACGAAAGAGGACCGCTGGTCAGCGGTCCTCCTGGTTTGCTTCTGCGGCTTCTCGTTCTTCGGCTTCGACGCGGTAGAACGCCATCCACTCGGTCAGCTCGCGCGAGCTGATCCGGCGGAGCATCTCCGCTACGGAGCAGTGGAAGATGTCTCGGGCGAGGATGAAGTAGAAGCGCCGGTGACTGTCGGCGCTTCGGAGTTTCCCGCCATCTCCTCCTCGTCGTCGCCGGTGATCCCCGACAGGGACGCGGCGACGTCGTACAGCCGGTCGATGATCTTGCCGTTCTTCGTGCCGAGCGCGGGCGCATCCCGGTCGGCGAAGAGGCGCTCACCGGCCTCGTCGATGATGCACTTCACCAGCAGCGACGCCCGCGCGTTGTCGGAGATCGGCACGATCTCCATGTGCTTGGTTCCGGCACCGCGGATCTGACGGCGGGACGCCTCCCAGGCGTCGCGTTCCTCGCCGGTCAGGCCGCGCAGGATGACGTCACCGCCCCACTCGGGCACGACGACCTTCTCGATCTGCACGTCGACGACGGTCAGAATGGCGTCACGGGACAGGGACATGGGTGAGGCTCCTCATCGGGTGATGTCTCGGATGATGCCGTCCAGCACGTAGTTCACGGCCACACGGGACCGTGGACCGGCCGCCGGGGCCACGACTTTGTAGAAGTACGGCTGCGCGGGCTGCTGAGCCCACACCTGGCGGTTGCCGAAGATGGGGTGCCGCCAGCGCGGTTTGGCGCCCTCGACGTACTGCGGCAGCGCCTTGAAGTGCGACGGCATCTTGCGGCCGTCCACACGGATGGACACACGGGCCTTGCGGCCGGTCGTCTTGACCTCCAGCCGCGTGGCCTTGGACAGGTTGCTGCGCAGGCCCCCGACGCCGTACGCGCGCCCGGAGGGGATGTTGCGGATCGACGCCCGCACGATCGGCACCAGGGGCTTCGCGGCCTTCCGCAGCTCCTTGCGCATCCGCTTGGTGACCTCTTTGTTGTCCATCCGCCGCAGCTCACGCGACAGCCGGGACAGGTCACGGCTGCGGCGCAGCTCCCAGTCCGGTGTGGGCATTACGGCACCGTCAGGTTCTCGACCGGGATGGACGTGATCGTGAACTGGATCATGATCTGCGACGGGTTCTCCACGTCGCGCTGCTTCGGCTGACCGGCGACCCGGACCGGGAAGACGTCGTACTTCAGGGCCGCGGTGTCACCCTCGGGGAAGATGCAGACGAAACCGGTCGTGTCGCGCGGCAGCAGCGTGCGGACGTCGTTGGACGTCGACGACAGGTACAGCGTGATGCTGGAGTCGTCGGCGGTGATCCGGCCCGGGATCTTGCCGGTGAACCGGGACCCGAGGTCCGGAGTGTCGGCCTGGTCCGAGGTCGTCGCGAAGCCGGACACGGCCGCGATTTCCGCCGTCAGGTCCGAGCCGGCGTTGAGCTCGGAGCGGGTCGGGCTGTTCTTGTTCGCGATGGTGGAGACGAAGTAGTACCTCGTCGTGCCGGGCGGGATGTACCGGCTTGTCGGGGTGATCGGGGTGGCGACCATGTCCTATTCCTCGTCCTTCTTCTCAGCGGGCTTCATACGGGACCGCGCGGGTGCGGGCTTGTCCTCAGGCCGGTCCGCAGCAACCGGCGCGGCTTCTTCCTGACTGGTGGCTGCCTCGGCGGCAGCCTTCGCGGTGGCCTCAGTCCGGGCCTGGAGCTCGGCGTCAGGCACGGCGAACCAGCCGGCGCCCGCGTGGTGCGGAACGGCTCCCTCGTCGACCTCGATCTCCTGCTCTTCCGGCAGCGTGGGGTGCCGCATGATCACGGTCACGGGACCCTCACAACCGCGACGGTGACGCCGGAGGTGACCGAGTAACTGGTGATGGTCGCCAGACCGGTCGACGAACTCGCGTAGATCGGCAGCAGCGGGATCATCCCCAGGCCGCTGGTCAGGGGCACGCTGAAGGTGCTGCTCGACGTTGTCAGGCGCCCGTCGACGAGGGCCGGGCAGGCGAGCGTGACCACGCACGCGGCGGCGTTGGTGTTCTTGACGAAGAGGAACATCCCGGGACCCGTGGCGGCGGTATCGCCGTTCGTGGGAGCCACGAGCAGCGTGGAGATGTCCACCCCGACGTTCGGGACGACGTTGGTAACGAGCGCGGTCATGCGCGGTACCTCTCTCTGTTCTTCTGGTTGACGGCCACTCGGCTCGGACTGGACGATGCGGACATGCAGGCAGCGATGCTGATTTCTCTGGCGGTCCTCGCGACCGCACTCACCGTGATGATCCGGGCAGCGCGGATGCGCATGCTCGCCGTCGCGCTGTGCATCGCGGCAGTGGCGTTCCTCGCTCTGGTCGCCGGGATGGCAGCGAAGGCGCCGTGGCTGTCGGTGCTGGGATTCCTCGGCCTCATCGCCGCGTTCCCGGTGTTCATCGGGGGCCTGGTGACACACGGCCGTCCCAGGCCGGCATCAGCGCCCCCGCCGCTGCCGGCGCCGTGGGGTCCTCCGGCGAAGGAGGATGTCCCGGGCTGGAGGCCCGAGGGCGCGCCGGCCTGGCGGCCGAAGGGCCCGAGCTAGCGCAGGGTGTAGGCGTCACAGTCGACGGAGAAGATAACGACGGCCTGAAGGCCACGGTCCGTCTGGTCCTGCGACAGGGAGTGCGACCCGATCATGGCGCGCATGACGGTCCGCTGAAGGGTGCGGTCCCGGGCAATCGCCACGGCGGCGCCGGTCATCAGTTCGTAGGCGCGAGCCCGGGTCGCCGCGACATCGGTGTTGCCCGCGAGGACGGCGGCCACGCAACGGATCGACGACACCTCGCGGTCCGGGTTGCCGCCCATGCCCTCGCCGACGAGCTGAGCCTCAATGTCCGTCTCGCCCTCGACGCCGGTCCAGCCGACGGACAGCACCTCCAGGGCGGCCGTCGACTCGATGGCCGGCCCGTCCCGGACGATGACACCCTCCAGTTCCGGGGCTGCGGCGAGGATCCGCACGAGTGCGTCGATGATCCCGGGAACCGTCGACATCCACCCGGTCATCAGGCGACCCCGGGAAGGGCCACGCCGAGCAACTCCAGCGCCCTGCGGGGGATAGCGAAGCCGCGGCCCGGAACGTATGCCTCATGGTCTCCGCCGAGCTGCACGCCCATGGTGCCGCGCTTGGTCTCCCACAGATGCTGAAGGATGATCAGCGCCGCCAGCTGAAAGTTCGCCGGCACCACTGTGTAGCCGGCCGTGTAGGTCCACGCGACCAGGCCGTTCAGCGGGGATCCGGACAGCACCGTGACCCGCCCGGACCGGCCGTGGACATGCATGGCCGACGTGCTCCAGGTCTGCGACCCGTCGACCGCAGCCACTGTGGTCAGGGAGATGACCGGCGCCGACTGGAGCAGGAACGATGTGGTCGCGCACCCGAACTGCACCTCGTCGGTGATCGACCGCTGGTCGATGACCTCACCGCGCGCCTTCTCCACTGCTGACGTCACGCCGTCCACGAAGAGGCTGAGTTCGATGTCCTGGCTGGTGTCGTCGGCGTCGATGTTGAGCTGCCCCTTGGCCGCAGCGAGCGTGATGATCCCCACCGGTCTACCTGCCCTTCCGCGCGGTCATATGGCGAGCAGCTTCCGGACCGCGTTCGTCATCCACAGGGCCTTGGCCTTGTGTGCCACGTTCGTCGGGTGGACGGTGTCGGAGACGGTGTCGCCGATGAAGCGGTCCGCGCTGCCGTAGCCGGAAAGAGCGCCGACCCGGCCGGAGCCGGTGACCCAGGGGCCGATGGTGTCGACCAAGGTCCAGTTCTTGTCGCGGATGGCCCCGGTGATCTGCGAGATGTACGGGATCCCCAGCTGCTGGAAGACCGCCTGCTGCCAGGCATCCTTGGTGACGCTGGAGGCAAGCGGGGTGGCTACCGCAGTGGTGGCGTACGGCGGCCAGGTACCCGAGGTCGAGTAGCAACCGACACCGATCACCATGGCGTTCGGCAGCCCGGCCTTGATGGCGGAGATCGTTGAGCTGACCGCCGTCTGGAACGCGGTCTGGTCGTTGATGGCGTCGTTGTAGCCCGCGTCCACGATGACCAGGTCGAAGGCCTTCCCGACGACGTCGAGGGCGACCCTGTTGGGGAGGGTCGTGTACGGCGAGTTCGTGGTGGTGTAGCCGGTGCCGCCTCTCGCCTGATTCCACCTGTTTTCCCACCCGAGCAGGTCACAGAAGTAGGGGAACCACGTGCCGCCGCCCGCGCCGGTGTTGACCGATGATCCGCCGCTGGTGCTGTCGCCGAGGACGGCCACTTTCGGGCCGTGCAGACCGATCATCCACATGTCGTAGTTCGGGTGCTGGTAGATGCCGCCGAACCGGGCGGTGCCGATCTCGATCCGGATGCGCCGGGGCGCGCTGGAGCCCAGGTTCACGGTCAGCATGTGGCCGTTGCCAGCCGCACCGTAGGTCGCGATGCTCGTCAGCAGAACGGGGAGGTCCTGGACGGGCGTGCCGTCAACGAAGATCCGGACGGTGTCCGTTGCGGCCTGTGGAAGAAGCCGGACCTGGAAAATGTCTGCGTCGGTGCCGAAGGCCACACTCAGGCAGCCCTGCGGGTTGGCCGTCGTGTGCGGGTCAATGCTCGCGCTCACCACATAGTTGACACTCTGGACCGATAGGGCGATCTCATCGGCCGCGTAGGTGAACGGACCGTACTGGTCGGCGGTGTTGCCAGACCCGGACAGAGCGACCGGACTCGGCGCGTACTTCACATAGCCGCTGGTCGGGGTGGTCGTCTGGGCGATCGTGAGCGTGCAGGTGCCGCCGAGCTGCGAGTACAGCATCTTCTGAAGCGCCAGCGGCGGCATGTCCCGGCGCCGCCAGACTCCCGCCTTCGTGGACACATACGCGGCATCCGCGACCGTCGTCTTTACGTACCGGGTGTCGGCAGTTGTCTGGTCGAGCAGGGCCGCGACGACCCCCGTCACTGGGTCGGCAATGAGGACGTCAGCCAGAGCCACCGACGCAGTGGCCTGCGGCAGCGCGATGTACCGCACCCATCCCGGCGCGTTCGAGAAAATCCCTGTGACCCGGCAGGTCCAGCCGGACGGCGACATGGTCGCCACATCGTTCGCGACAAGCGTGGCCGTGAATACCCCGCCATCCAACTCGGCCACCACACTGCCGCCCAACACGGCGTTCTGCCCAGGGACTGTCACCAGATCAGGCGCCGCGAAAACGAGCTTTCCCTCAATTGGCGTCACGCCGTCAGGCAGCGTCATCGGCTGGCCACCGGACGAGACGGTAACGGTCTGGAGGGTCACCGGCTACTCCGACGACCCGGAGTTGACCGCCTTCTTCGCCGCGGCCTTCTTCGCGGGCGCCCGCCGAACGGGGCCGGTCTCGGTCGTCAGGCCGCCACGCTGCTCAGAAGTCTCGTCCGGGACGGCTGTCTCCGTTCCGCCGGGGACGACCGCCGTCTCGGGGTCGTCTTCGACGACGGCCTGCTCTTCCTCGACGTCCTCCGCTGGCTCGGCCAGCCCGGACGTGCAGAGGTCCGCTGCTTCTCCGCCGGGCAGGTCCACGGTCTCGCCTCGGCCCGGCCACGGCACGCCGTTCCGGGCGCCGGAGACGTCGACCTTCATCCGTACGCGCATGGGGTGTTACCTCACAGGGTGTAGAGGACGAGTTCCGCAGAGTTCGTGCCGTCGCGGTCGACGAAAACCCCGGTCGTGAACTCGACGGCGGGCAGCTGCCCGGACGCGGTGCCGTTGGCGGCGAGACCGATGACGGCCTTGACCGGGTCGCTGGCCGTGGTGCCGTCGCGCAGCCGTACGGTCGTCGCGGCGGCTCCGGCGGCGGCGATGAAGCCCACGAGGGTGCAGGCGCCGGTGACGCCCTGGACGTCTGTGGCGGCGGAAGCGATCGGGAACGCGCGGGACATCAGGTGGCCAGGATCCCGGCGTCGCGCAGGGCCGCCCGCAGCTGGTTGATGGCGGTCGCCACCGTGGCGAAGTTGTTGTTGATCGTCGCCTGTGTCGGTGTGCCGGTGACGTCGACCGTGCCGGCGGCCGGGGTGCCGACGGCGATCGTGAGGTCCGCCTGAGCGGCCGAGACCGCCAGGCTGAGCGAGTTCTTGTCGAGGACGTGCTGGCCCTTGGCCATGGCGATCTCCCTGCTCTGGGATGGGTAGAACCGGGTGCCGCAGGGGCGGGCGTGGGGACCGCCCCTGCGACACCCGGGGAGGTGGATCAGACGATCCCTCTGTGCCGTTCGATGTACTCGGCAGCGGCGTGCAGCAGATCAGGATCATCGCGGAAGTAGCCGACGCCCATGTTGCAGCGGTTGCAGAGCAGTTCGCGGACCGCACCGGTCACGTGATCGTGATCGACGTGCAGCCGTGACGACGCCTTGATGCCGTCCGGATCCGGCGGCTCGCCACAGAGGGTGCAGAGCCCGGCCTGCCGGGCGAGCATCTCTTGGTATTGCTCCAGCGTGATGCCATAGCGACGGATCGCCTGACGCAGGTTGATGAGCCGTCGGTCTGGATTAGTCGCGACCCGCCGTGCTTGGTTCTTGCGCTCACGGACATCAACGCGACGCCCGACGGCTGCAGTTGCCGCCTTGCGGTCAGGAAGGCGGTCGTAGCACTGCCTTCGGCATGTCCTCTGCGCATCGCGATACGGCTGGAATGTCTCGCCGCAGACCTCGCAAGCACGAGGACTGAGGCTCTTGTCAGGGTTGGCGCCGTACTTGGGCATAGCGTGTTTTTATCACGCGGTATGGCCAAGTACGGCACCATTGCACGCGAGACCTAAGCCGCGTTCCCAGCGAAATATTTGACCGCGCCGGTGAGGTCGACCAGCGAGCAGTCCGCGCGCAGCAGGGCCCGGAAGGTGACCAGGTCGGTGTTGAACGCGTAGTCGTCGGAGCGCTCGAAGCGGACGCCGCCGGCGAAGCGGACGAAGAACTGGCTGAAGTCGCCGAACAGGAGGCTCTTCGCCGCCAAGGCGGTCGACGCCACGTTCGGGTCGGTGAGCACCGGCTTGCCCAGGATCATGTCCGGGGAGCCCGCCTGGAGACCCGGCTGCCACAGGTACTGGCCCGTGGTGTCCTTCAGCTTCCGCGCGTTGGCGACGGTCGCGTCCTTCATGATCCAGCGGCAGGACGCCGACGCCCGGTAGGGGGCGATCACGCTGAAGAACAGGTCGATCAGGTTGTCGCCGGAGAAGGCGCCGGTGACGCCCGCGCCGCCGGTGACGCCCAGGGTGGCGTCCGTGACGACGCCGCGCGGCTGGCTCGTGCCGGTGCCGGTGATCGCGTGCGCGCCGAAGGCGTTGCCCAGCGCCCGGCCGGCCTGCATGGCGAGGTAGCCCTCCAGGTCGACGCCCGTGTCGTCCAGGAGCTCACGGGAGACCTGGATCATCGTGCCGTACTTGTAGGCGCCGAGCGAGACCTGACCGAACGTCGGGTCGGAAGCGCTGATGGCGTTGCCTTCGGTGACGATCGCCGCCGTGCTGTGCGCGGTGGTCTTCGGGACCTGGATGACCTCGCCCGAGTTGGTGTTGAGGATCGTCGCCCCGGCCTGCATGATGGCGCTGACCTCGATCAGGTGCGCGATCAGCCGGTCGTAGAAGCTGGTGGGCACGGTGTAGCCGCCCGCCGTGGTGGTGCCCTTGACCAGCGAGCGGTAGTCGACCGGGCCGCTCGGCGCGACGTCGTAGAACCGGCCGCGCTCGCCACGCAGGAACGAGCGCAGTTCCTCGCTGCGGTCACCATCGCCGCCCTGGCCGCCCGCACCGCGCTGCCCGCCGGCCTGACCGCCGCCGGCGCCACCGCCCTGGTTGCTGCCGCGCTGCCCACCGCCGTGCAGCCGGTTGAAGGCGTCGTCGGCGTCCTTGGCGCGCTGCTGCGTGTCCAGCGCGGACTTGATGCGCTCGTCGAGCTTGTCCAGCTCGTCGTTCATCGCGTCCCAGGTGCCCTGCTCGGCTGCCTCGAAGGCGCGGTTCTCGTCGGCCGCCTTGTCGGCGAGCGCCTTCATCTGCTCCCAGACGTTGGCGCGACGCTCGCGCAGCCTGGTGACCATCTCTGACATGGGTGGACTCCCGTCCGCTCGAAATCGATCTCGAACGGGAGCCCTCGCGGTCCCACACCCCTTGGGGTGCCGGGGGCCGGCGCCTTTGCGCAACCGGCGGTCCGCTGATCACTGCCTCGTGTCGCACGCTGATCCGTTGTGGGCTTCGCCGCACCCAGAGCGGACATCGACCGGGAGAGCCCAAGTCGGTGCCGTGGCGGTGTGGCTACGCGGTCCAAGACCTTCGCGCCGCCCCCGCGAACGGGGGTCTTTCTCGTGCTGCCGTACAGGAGGCCAAAGCCTCAGACGTACGGGTCCTCCCTGCGGGCGAGCAGTGCCGCGGCTGCGGCCGGCCCGAACATGCCCTTCTTCACCGGCCGGGCCGGAGCGGCACCGCCGGTCTTGACGAAGAACTTCCGGAGTTCGTCCGCCTGCGCCATCGACCGGACCTCTTCGAGGTCGGCCTCGAACTTCGTGGCCAGCGAGCGCAGGCCCGCCGAGGTGTCGGCGTAGGCGGGGGTGTTCACCGGGGCGACGTCGACCAGCTGCACAGCGGTGAGGCGGCGCAGCGGGTAGCCCTGGTCGGTGACCGTCCAGTCGTCTGAGACTGTCCGGAAGGCGAACGACGACTTGCGGACGTCGCCGCGCTCTACCAGCTCGGTGACGTGCGACATCGACGCCGGCGGCAGCACGTCGTACGACAGGCCATAGCTGTCGAGGCCCATCCGCAGCGTGCCGGCCGCCGTCGTGCCGAGCAGCTGGTTGTCGTCGTGGTTGTACCGGGCGATGACGTCCGGCCAGCCGTCGCCGCGCGCCTGGTTGAAGGCCACCGGGTCGACGACCTCGATGAACCCTCCCAGGTTCTTCGACTGACGGTTGAAGGTGGCCGCGTAGCCGCCGATCCTCTTCTGGCTGCCGTCGGCGCGCAGTTCGGCCTTACCTGTGTCGCCGGAGGTGAACCGGCGCTCGATGTCCACCACGGTGCTGCCTCCAAGGGCGTTCCTGGCCGCCGGATCGTCCGTCGGCTCGTGGGTCGTGCGGGTGCTGTCCCGGTCAGCCACTGCGCTGGCCTCGTCCGCCGACCACGCGCAGCGGAGGGTCGCCGTCGCTGCGGATCGCCGGGGTTGAGATCTTCTCGCCGGCCAGGATCGGCAGCGGCGTGTAGTCCTGGCCCAGACCGTTCGGCAGCGGCGGCATGTCCTCGCGGTTGCGGATCTCGTCGATGTTCATGCCGCCGATGAGCCGGGCCTTCTCCCAGATCGCCCACCGTGTTGCGGCGTCGGTCCGGATCAGGCAGTCGGCGTCGAACTTGATGAACTGGCCCCGGGGCGTCTGCATCGAGAAGTGCGACTCGATCTTCGTCATCCACGGCAGCAGCGCGAACTGTACGAGCTCGATCTGCCGCTGCTCCGGGGAGCTGTAGGACATTGAGCCGCCGGTCTCGCCGCCGATCATCTCTGGCGGCAGCCCGTAGATCGCCGCCAACTGCGTCGCGGTGAGCTTCAGCGTCTCGACGAACTTCGCCTCGTACGCGGGGATGGTGATCGAGTTGTAGTCCCAGTCCTTGCCGTAAACGATCGGCTGCCGGGTCCGGATCGCGTCGACCAGGCGGCCCTTGATGATTGCGGCGTCGGCCTGGTCGACGGTCTGCTGGGTGTTCTTGAACGTCCCCGGCGGGACGCCGCCACTCTCGAACCAGCTCTGCGTGTACTCCTGCGCGGCCAGGCCCGTCGCCACGGTCGACGCAAACGCGCCGATGGGCGAGAGACCCCAGACGCGGCCCGGGAGCGTGAACCACGGGATGTGGACCAGCTCGGAAGCGTCGACGCGGTGCCCGAGGACGTACCAGATCGGGTCGACGAAGCTGCCCGGACCGTACGGCATGGTGTCGACACACTGCACCCAGTCGATCGGCAGCCACTCGACCTGCGTCGGGTACTCCAAGTAGTCCCGGCCCGTGATCAGCCCGACGGCGTTGCCCCGGTAGACCATCGACGTCACGCAGCGCCAGATCCAGTCGTGGAGGATGCCCTGCGTCGACGGCGACGCAAACAGGCTCGACAGCGGGAGCCGCTGCGTAGCCTCGCCAACCTGCCGGTACTGCCGCAGCTCAGCCGCCGCCAGATTGCTCGCCAGCACACGCCCCGCCGCATACACCGGCGCCAAGCGCAGCGCCCGGTCAACGCTCACGTCCTGCGACGTCCCCGGGCCGCCCTCGATCCACGGCAGGCTGGTGATGGAGCGCTTCTCAGTGCCGCTACGGCTCTCGACGCCGAGAACCCAGCCGCCAGCCCGAGCCACTCCTCCGACGACCAGCCCGAGCCTGCGCCCCCACGTAGCCGCAGCAGACCGCGCCCAGCTTCGCTGCGGAGCTCGGCCGCGGGCGTCCATCCAGACATCGCCGACCAGCACCGGACCGCCATCGCCCGTGTCCCGGACCGGCCCGAGCCGCGTGCGCCTCCACCGCTGCCAGAGATTCACGCGCACCGCTCCCTAGAAGACCGAGTCGAGGACGTTGTAAGCGGAGCCGGCGAGCAGATGAGAACGGGTCACATAGGACCAGCGGGCGAGCGTCATGGCTACCAGAGGACTGATGTCGGTCTCGGCACCCTTCGCAGTCCACGCAATCGTGTCCGAGGTCTGCCTCGTCTTCGCGCCAGCCACGGCGACATCCAGCTGCCGGCTCGGCACGTACCGGAAACTCTCCTCACGGATCGCTTCCAGCAACTGGCCGGCGGCGGCGGCCATGTCCACGGCTCCCGTCACCGCCAGGTCACCGGACTCCGGCTGCTCCGGATCCTCCGGCTTGGCGAAGTCAGCTTTGGACAGTTCGGTCTCCAGGAACGCGAACGTCCCCCGGCCCATCGCCACCGCCACCGGACCCAGCGCGTCCCGCAGCTCAGCAAGGCGCGGGATCAGCCACTTCGAGCCGGGACGGTAGTCGGCCAGCTGCACATGCCCGAGGCCGTCCTCACGGACCCCGTACACACAGATCGCGGCATAGTCCCGCAGCGGCGACAAGTCCACGCCGATCGCCACACCACCCGTACGCCGCGACTCGCCATCGGCAAGCCGCGCCCACACCCCGGCGTCGATGACGACGTTGCCCTGCGACTTACGAGGCCAGACACACAGCCGCTCACGCGCAAACCCGGCATCACCCATCGACCGCCGCTCGCGCAGGATCGTCTCGACCGTCAGCCGAATCCCCAGCGCCGGATTGGAAGCCGCCCACAGCGCCCGGTCGTCCAGGTCGAGTTTGTCGAGATGGTCGAGGTCGCCCTCGACACCCCAGTCCCGGTAGCCGAGCGAGTCATCCCCGCCGGCCTCCGCCCGCTCCCGAAGGGCGAACATCACCTCACCGCTCCCGCCGTCCAGCGGCGGCGACGAGGTGTAGATGATCTGCGGGTTGGGCCGGGCCGACATCGTCGGCATCAGCGCGTCCTGCTGGAGCAGCGTGTACGCGAACGCCTCATCGATGACGTTCAGGTCGCCGGAGAAGCCGCGGCCCGAGCCCTTCGACCGGGCGATGAACTTCACCCGAGCACCGGTGTCGAGTCGCTCGAAGCCCTCTTCACCGTTGGTGTTGACGACCTTGACGAGTACGCCACCCACGGTGATCAGGTTCTCGGACACTGGCGTGCCAAGCCGCTTGAGCAAGGTCTTGAAGCGGCGGAACGCTTCCATCGACGTCTTGTACTCGTGCGCCGACCACATGATCAGCTGCTCGTCCAGGAGCAAGAACCCGGCGAGGACGCGGGCCTCAAGCAGAGAGCCCTTGCCGTTCTGCCGGGCCACGAACTCGCAGTACTCGAAGCACGCCCACTTGCCATCGGCACGGCAGGCCAGCAGCAGATCGAGCGCATCGGCCTGCCACGGATCCAGCGTCAGCCCGCCCCGGCCGGCCAGTTCCCTCGCCTCCGGCCCCAGCGTGTACGCGTACGGCGGAGCAAGGTCAACCCTCGGCCTGCTGGCGCCGCTCAGCGATCCGCGCAGTGAGGTCCGAGACACCCGTGACCTCCGGCCTGCTCGTGTCATCCGAGGAAGCCGCATCCCGCCGGACATCGCCCAAGAGCGCCCGAAGAGCCCCTGATTGCTGCCGGGATTCAGCGAGAAACTTCAGCATGTCGCTGTAGTGCGCCTGGTTTTCCGCGATAAGCTCATCGAGCACCTGGAGTCGATCGGCAATGCGACAGGCCTCCTCCAGAAGCACCAGATCCGCAGGGCCCAACTCCCGCTCCGCGATCATCTCGGACCACAGCTTCCGGCCGCGCGCATCGAGTCCGCCGGGGGCGTCTGGACCGTTCTGCGCCATCCCGAACCCCTTCATGATCATCTGCGCGTCCTCGAAAAAACGTCTCGGGGGGAGAGGACTTTCAGGTGAGGGCGGGGTCAAAGACCATGATCACAAAAAAACGCATTTCCGCAGGTCAGGGGCATACGTGCAGGTCAGAGGCGTGATCGCCGATCTCGCCCGCGTTTCCGCAGGTCAGAGCGCTGCCGCGTTGATCGTGAACCCCGTCGGCGGCCGTGACCTGCCCCGAAGCCGGTTGGACTTGGCGGTGTTGCAGCGCCGGTGCGCGAGCCTGCAGTTCTGCCGGTCGAGGGGGTCGCCGCCTTGCCACATCTCGTGGACGTGGTCGACGGTGCGGCTCATCGGGTGCGTGCGCGGCAGGGACTGGTCGACGTGCTTGCGGCACAACCAGCAGTGGGTTTCTTCTGCGTAGACCTGTGCCTGGACCTTGAGCCATGGGGTGCCGGAGCGTCCGGGGTTGTAGGCCATGGCCACCCCCGCTACAGCAGGTCGTCGTCAGCGTCGTACCAGTCGATCGAGTGGAGGCTGATGTCCCCGGTGTCGCCTCGGGTGAACGTGGGGGTCATGGCGTGGGCGTCGGCGGGAGCGTTGGGGGCGTCCATCCAGTACAGGTACTGGCGTGGTCCGTCTTGTTCGCGGTGGTGGATGCGTGCTGGTGCGAGTAGGTGTGCGTGTTGCTCGAATGCGTCGGTGAGTTCGGCGGTGACGGCGAGGGCGATGAGTCGCGGCTCGGTCATGGTTGCCTCCGGACATGCCGAAGGCCCGGTCTCCCGGGCCTCATGAGGCAATACGTCCAACATGACAGATCATGCGCTGCGTGCTGGGCCTGCGTCAAGCGGCAGCGCTGTGCTTGTCAAGGGCTTGGGCGATATCGGCGAGATCCCATAGGGCGGTTGCTTGGCCGCCGTTGGGGTTGGGTCGGGAGCTGGTGTGCTTGATGTGGTGGCGTACGGCCCAGCCTCGGAAGCTGCCGGGCTTCATGCCGAGGGAATACGCGGCGGCTGTGGTGTCCACGAGAGAGCGGCCATCCCGGCCTGCCTGCCTGGTGGTCATGACGCGGCTGCCAGGTTGGTCGTCAGCAGGTACATGCGCGTCCCGTCGTACCGTGCCGGACGCCCGTCCTCGTCCGCGCACTCGGGGTTCGTGCACCATGCGCGGGGCCGGTCGTCGTCCGCCCGTCCGTATATGGTGCGGGCGCCGCAGACGAGGCACAGGGCGTGCCGGAAGTGCGTGGACGGCTGCCGCAACCCGAGGACCGTGAGGCAGGTGCCGTGCCACTGCCCGACGGTGCGCATGGCCTCGGTGACGCCGTCGGTCTGCTCCGCTGTGGGCGGGATGGCGCGCATGGCCCGGTCCCAGCGCTGCGGGTGGCTGGAGGCGCGTAGCTCCATGTCGAGGACGACGGCCTCGGATTTGATGCGGGTCGCCCAGTGGACGGCGTCGAGGCTGGCGGGTGGCCGGCTGCCGGGTGTCGAGTGTCCGCCGGTTTGCCGGGGTTGGGTGGTGCGTTGGATGAGGTTGTCAAGGCGGGTGATGAGGCCGGGGCCGCCGTCGCCGGGGCGGTCGGCGTCGCCTCGGTAGGTGTCGAGAAGGTCGCGGATGAGGTCGTCAAGCGTCGCCATGGGTTGCTCCGGGGTGCGGGTGGCGGGCTGGTTACCGGTACTCGTGGTGTGATGGTAACGGCGTTGTAGTGTGGGTGGTGGTGAGGCGTGGGGTGGCGGGCTCGTCTGCGGCGGCAGACGGGCCCACTTCTGTGTCGGAGCGTCGTTATCTGATGGGAGACCCCAACACCACCGAGGAGAGCTGACGATGCCCGCCCCTAAATGTGAAGACTGCGGCAAGCGCACCACCCCGCAGGACCGCACCATCCGTCCCGCTGAGGTCGACGGCACTGGCACGCCCCGACCGCGCGAGGTGTGGCACAAGACCTGTCTGGAGGACGAGGCGGACGCAACCTCGGAACTCATGGGTGAGGACGAGATGACGGAAGAGGACGCCCTGCATTCGGACCACGTGTTCCGGATGTGATCTCCGCGCCCGCCCACAGCAAAGGCCCGCCGCACGGGGAACGCGGCGGGCCTTCGTCGTATCCAGTGTCGCAGGCGGCCGGCTACTTCGCGGGCGGCTTCGACGGGGCCGGGGTCTTCGGCGGCGGGTAGTACCCGGCGCGCTTGCTGTCGTACGTGTCGGACCGGTCGGTCTGTCGGTTGGGGTCACGCGTCGGCATGCCGGTGGGCAGGGGCATGATGATGTCTCCGTCTCGATCGGTTGGGATGGGAACCGGGACGGCCAGCAGCTGCCAGGCGAGTGGCCGTCCCGGGGTCTATCGGTGCGGGCCCCAGCAGTTCGCCAGGACCAGGGCGAGCAGGAACAGCAGCGCCCACGGCCAGCCCGACGGCAGCAGTCCGTCGCCCCGGGCCTCCGCATGCACGCGCCGCACACTGTCCCCGGCGGCCGGCGCCAGCCCTCCGTGCGCGGCCTGGCGGTGCTCGGCGAGGTCGTCCTCGGCGTCTTCGCGCTGGTCGTGTCTGGCCGGGGAGACGGCGTCGCAGGCCCGGCATTCGTACTGCCAGGGCATCACGCACCCCCTCTCCGCAAGAGGCTGCGGAACGCCGAGAGGGGCGTAGCTACGTCTGTAGCGGCGTCTCCTACATCGCAGGTCAGGGCCGTAGCTACGGGGCCGCTACGGCTCTCGGAAGGGGCACCGGGCCCGGTCTGGGGGAGGGCCTCGTGCCAGGCTGTGAGGTCGTCCCGGTGGACCCCCTCATTCACCCGGCCAGCGGCATCCCGGACGGACCCTCGGACGGGGATCTGGAGGGCGGTGATTTTGGCCCGCACTTCGGCCCGGTCGATGGGGTGTTCGGGGGCGGCGGCCTGGAGGTGCTCGGTGAGGGCCTTGAGGTGCACGCCGGGGGCGTCACCGATGAGCCTCCACAGGACCGTGACGATCGGGTTGAGGACCGGTTCTTCGTCCGCTTCGGAGGCGTCTTCGGGTGCGGCCTCGGGGCTGCGTGTGTGGCGGCGTTCGACGGCGGCGGAGAGCCGGTCGAGGTGCTCACGCGGGATGAACAGAAGGACGGCCAGCAGCCAGGCCGGCACGATGCTTGCGGCCACCCAGCCGCGGTAGAAGCCGACGGCCCACAGGGCGATGGCGTGCACGGTCCACGCGGTGGTGATGCCAAAGCGGGCCGTGAGCCAGACTCCAGGGCCTCGGATGCCAACGAGGAGTGCGCCCGTCCAGGTGCCCGGCTGCTCCTCTACCGCTGGCTCGCCCTGCTCTTCCTCGGCCTCGTCGAGGTCCTCGTCGACAGGCTCCGGCTCGTGTTTGCGCAGGCTGATGAAGGTCACGACAGGCCGGCCCCGAGGTGGGCGATGGAGTCGGAGATGTACGACCAGGTGCCCCCGGCGCCGGCGGCGACGTACCAGAACGCGATGCCGAGGAAGCCGATCTGCTTGGTGGTGAGCTTCTTGAACAGGACGAAGATCGCCAGGGCAAGGGCGAGGGCGGGCATGGTCACGCCGGGGACCATGCCGGTGACGGTGCCGACGATGCTGTTCAGGAAGTCCGGGACGACCTTGAACAGCCCGCCTGCGGCCTTGTACGCGGATCCCGCGAGCATGCTGAGGATGAGGGTGGGCCACCAGCCGAGCGGCTTGAGTTTGCCGCCGCCGGGGATGCCGACGATCAGCAGCACGGTGAGCACCAGGGCGAGACCGACCGGGCCGAGGTTGCCGAAGACGCTGTTCACGAGGGTTCCTAGTGGTGGTAGCCGGTGCCGTACAGCAGGACGCCGACGACGGTGGATGAGACGGGGACGGCGGCGGCCCATGCGACGGGCCACGCCCGGGACCGCGTGCGCTGGTAGAGGACAACGGCGCAGATCCCGAGCCCGTACAGCACCCATGACGACCGGGCGGCCCAGTGCCCGGCGGGGACCCAGGCTGCGGTGTTGGTGGCCCAGTGGACCCAGCCGAGCCGCCAGCCCGCTCCGGCTGCTGCGGCGTGGTAGGCGAGCCATTTCAGCCGGGGCGGGATGCGGTCCCAGGCGTCGAGGAGGGACTGGCGGGGTGCGGGCGGCCGGGTGTCGAAGGCGGTACGCGGTGCGGCCGGGTTGTGGGGCTGGCGCTTTTTCCGCTTCTTGGGCTTGGCGGCCGTTGCCTTCGGCGCGGGGCTGGCCGGGGGCGGGGCGGCCTCGGCGGCGGGTTCTTCCGGGGCCGGCGTGGTGTTGCTGTCGAGGATGTCGTCGAGCCAGTCGCGGGGCGGCCGGGTGGGCTTCGGTGGGATCGGTGGCGGGGGCTTGGCGTCGGGGCCTACGCCTCGGGTGCGGAGGATGTGGCGGATGCGGATCTCGTCCGCGCCGGGGATGGTGGTCACGGGCGCACCTGCTTCGCCTCGCGCAGGTACCGCTTCGCCGTTGCCGGGCTGACACCGAGCTCCTCGGCGACCTGACCGGAGGTGAGCCCGGAGTCCTGAGCCAGGAGCTCAGCGACCCTGGAGACGGCCTCAGCGCGCTGAGCCGACTGGACGTTGATGTGGGCGGAGAACCCGAAGGGCTGGACTGCCGGTTCAGCGGGCCGGGCCTCGGGCTCAGGCGGTGTGAGCTGCGTCGATGCCACCACGATGGGGTGGTGCGGACGGTCGGGCTCAGACGCGTGAGCTTCCGGCTCGGGGGCCTGAGCTTCGGGCCCGGCATCCAGCGCCAGAGGGCGGCGGCGCTCCAACTCGGCCCGCTTCCGTAGCCGCTCCAGACCCACCATGAAGTCGGCTTCGTCGCGGGCCAGCGTCACATCCGCCTGCGCCTGGATGAGAGCGATCTCCTCGGCGGCATCACGGCGGATCTGGGCTGCCTTCATGCGGGCGATGTATTCGGAGTCGCGGATCACGTCGTTGATCTCCGACTCCTGACCGGATGTGAGCGCGGTCGGGTCACGGCGCAGGCGGATGTCGCCGAGCCATGCGGTCTTGGCCACGATGGGCGGGAGGGCGCCTGCGATGGCGGCGGCGGGGTTGATCGTCGATCCGTGGTAGGCGAGCAGTCCGGAAGCGCAGCCGAGGGCGATCCAGCCGAGTACACGGACGGTTTTGCCGCCGATGCCCTTGTAGTCGAGGAACTGGACGACGCCCCACAGGCCGTCGACGCTGATGGCTGCGAGGAGTCCCCATCGGCCGGCTGCCATGAGGTCGGTGACGCTGTAGCCGGTCCAGGCGAGTGATACGAGGGTGAAGAACGCGGCGATGGGCGTCATGGGCGTGATGAGGACGCCCTTGATCGTCTTCACGGCGGGGTGCTCCTTCCGTGGCGGTGGCTGGTGGATTTCCAGGCCGCAGGCGGGTGAGGTCCTGCGGCGTGGGCTACCGGTCAGCGCTCAGGTCTGGCGGTTGGCCTTGGCTTCGCAGCGCTGCGCTTTCTCCTCGCAGCTGTCGGCCTTGGCCTCATTGCCTGCTGCCCGGTGGCGCGCGGCGTCCTGGCGCCAGCGTTCGGCGTCCTCGGTCCAGCCCATGGCGGTCCTTTCGGGGTTGGCGGCCGGACCCGGCGGCGGTGAGGGGGACTGCCGGGCCCGGCCTGTCTGGGGGGTTAGTCGGTGGGTGCGGTGTACGGGGGTTCGAGCTGGGTGCCGGTCTGCTGCCGGGCGTAGACGTCGGCCGCGTGCTGGCGTTCCTCGGTGGGGGTGAGGGTCGTGTCGTCGGCGGGCTCGGTCACCAGTCCTCCCCGGGGAGTCGGCCGTCACGGAGGGCGGCGGCGTCCTCGCGGTACTCCTGGGCGTGCTGCCGGGCGAACTTCGCGGCCGTTGCGGCCTGCTTCCGGACGAGCTCGCTGTTGGCGGGGTCGCTGGCGGCGCGGTCGCCATCGGCTGCGGCTTCGTCGGAGCGGTGTGCCCAACGGTCGGCGTCGTCGGCCATGGCCTGCATTTCGGCGGGGGTGGGGCGGGGGTCGCTCATCAGGGGCCGTCCGGGCTGGGCATGGCGTGGTTCGAGGACTTGTCGAGTTCCGCGCGGCTCCTGACGGCGTCCGGGGAGTTGTAGTCCCGGGCGCAGTCCTGGAGGGTGATGGGCTGGTCCCAGGGGATGTCCTCGGGGCGGATGTCGGCGGGCGGGTCGGTACGGCGGCTCACAGTGCGCCGCCGGCGCGGAGGGTGGCGTGGGCGGAGGCGGCGCGGAGGCGGAGGCGCCAGGCGCGGGTGTAGCCGAGGGGGCGGCGGCGGTGGAGGAGCTGCTCGGCGGTGCAGAGGGTGGCCTTCGCGGCGTGGATGGCGTTGGCGGCCGGGCGGCTGGTGGGGTGGCCGCAGTGGTGGAGGATCGCCTCGGCGGCGGCCGGGTCGGTGTGGGTGACGCGGGGGGTGGTGTAGGTGCAGGCGGTGCAGGTGTAGTGCATGCCGGTGGTGTCGGCGTGGACGTACGGCTGGTGGCTGGTGGGCTTGGCGGTGTCGCAGCCAATGCAGACGGGGTCGGTGTTCCAGGTGTCGCAGCCGGAGCACCGCCAGGTGGCGGCGGTGTGCGTCGGCACGGGGCTGTGCTGGCGGGCGGGCTGGTCGGTAACCTTCACGTGGATCTCCCGTGGCTTAGCGGTGACGGGTGGTCCGGCCCTCACTCCGGAGCTGCCAGGCGCGGAGTGAGGGCCGTTCTTGTTGAGAGGCGGGGTGCCTACTCGTGGACGACTGTACAGGGACCCTGTACGCTCGTCCAGCAGGTAGGCGCTCCTACCCGGAAGGGAGCGGCTTTGCCTGACCAGGACGACGGCATGGAGGAGGTGGAGCGCGTGGTGGATACGGTGAAGGCGACCGTGGACTCGCTGGCGACGATGCAAGATCCGGTCGCACAGGCGCAGCGCGCAGGCAGGCTCCTCAAGGAGCTACCTGGGGAGCAGGCCAGGCTCCGGAAGATCAGACGCGATGCCGTCCTCACGCTGCGCGCGCAGAAGGTCAGTTATCGAAAGATTGCCAAGGACTTGGGCATCTCTCTGGCTCGTGTGCAACAGATCGAGGCAGGCGAGCGGGGCAGGGAGACGCGAGGCGTTCCGTTCGAGGAGCCGACGACGGAAGAGAGTGGTCCGTGAGCGGGGACCTGGCGGCGTTCCTGAGGGTCAGGCCACTGGCCGTGGGCGCAGTCCGCTTGTCGGCCGAGCCGCTGGCCCCGGAGGAGATCCGGCACGGCGCGTTCGTGCGGGACGTATTGCCCGCCAAGGCGCGGGCTCTGGCCGCCGAGTTGCTGGCCGCAGCGGATGAGGCGGAGCGGAACGAACGCGCCTTGACCCCCGACGCCTGACCGCGATGCGCAACGACGACGGCCCCCGCCATGATCCCGGCGGGGGCCGCTTGCTGTCCAGCGCGAACCTACCGACGCACTGCCGCCCGAACCTCTGCCGCCAGCGCCCGGTGTCGCCCGTTGCTGTGCCGCGCCCCGTGCTCGCCCACAGCAGCAGCAAGCGCCCGGCAGCGCACCTCAGCCCACATGGCCATGGCGTCAGGGTCTGCCGCGCGCCAGGCCGGGACCGTGTCCGCCCAGCGGCAGGCATCGGCGGCGGTGTGCCCGTCCTCCATCAGCCGGACCGCCGCCTCCGCCGTGTCCGCCCAGCCGGGGCCCCGGGACGGCATCGCCCAGTCCACCAGCCACGCCCGGTCGCCGTTGACGAGCAGGTTGTGGGGGTTGATGTCGCCGTGCACCAGCTGGGCGCCAGTGAGCAGGGCGCGCTCGTCGGGCGTGGCGACGGCGGCCCACTGGTCTGCCCACGCGGGGAGTGTCAGGCCCGGGGCGTCCAGGAGGCTGGCGGTGGTGAGGAGTTCGGCGGCGGCTGGCAGGTCGGGTGAGCCGGGGCCGAGGTCGGCGTGCCGGCCGGGGACCGCGTCGAAGGCGATCAGGTCCCAGTCGTCGGCCTCGGTGCGCCAGCGGAGCGCGGGCCCGGCGCCGGCGGTGTGGGGTGCGGTCGCTTCCTCCTGGTCGTGGCCGGAGGAGTACCCAGCCACGCCCTTGACGAACACCCCGCCGCCGGGCGTGTCGAGGGTGGCGGCGAACTGGCAGTTGTAGCCGTACGGAACGTCGGCCGCCGCTGTGACGGGTCCGGTGTGGGCGGTGACGGCGGCGCGGACCGGTGCGGGCAGGCCGGCCCAGAGTGTGCGCATCAGCCCTGCGTCGCCCCGCATTTGCGGCAGCGCGGTTTGCCGCTCCACTGGGTCCACTCGTGATCACAGGTGGCGAGCATCGGAACCTCCCGGGTTGGCGACGGGGGTCTCAGCGTAGCCAGGGTGGGCGGGGCGCGGGACGGCGCGAAGGGGGCGCGTGGGAGTACGACGAAGGCCCCGCCGGACGAGCGGGGCCTTCTTGCTGTCGTGCACTACGTACGGGGCCCAGTCACCGGGCCGGCGGCTCAAGCCCCCGCCCGAAATCCAACTGCGCCGCCTTGTCCGCCACCTGCCCCGCCTCGAATAGGTCATCCGTCGGCAGCGATACGCAGTCGGGCGCAGTGTCGCCGTTGGGCTTCCCGGATTCGATGGCTTCGGCGCATCGCAGGATGCGTTGGGTGTGGTTGAGCTTGGCGGCCTTGCTGGCTGCGGTGACTGTGACGGTGGGCGCGGGCACCGGGGTGTTGCTGCTGCATGCGGTGAGTCCGAGCATGGCGGCGAGGAGCAGCGCGGGTGCGGTGCGGGTCATGTGTCCCCCTGTGGACGGTTGTGGGGGAGATCATGCCGGGCCGGGTGGGGTGGGCGCAGCGGAACGCCCCGCCGGTCGTCACGGGCGGGGCGGTTCCTGTGCGGACCCCTGTAAGGGCTTGGCCGTCAAGTCGGGCTGGGAGTTTCTCACCACATGTCGCACGCCCGCCACATCCACTCTGCGGCCCGGCAGTGGCCGCGCCCTGCGAGCCATGCGCCGATGCGGTCGATGCGGTGTTCGGCGCGGAGCCGGATGCGCGTGTGGAGCGGGAGCGGAGGCCAGCTGTGCAGGTCAGGCACCGGGCCGCTCCTCGGGGGTGGTCGGGGTGTGGGGTGTGGCGCCGGGTGCGTAGTCGCCCCAGGCGTGGGTGGACGCGGAGTTGGGGAGCGGGCCGCGGTGGACGCCGGGGCGGTGGTCGGTGCAGTGGATGACGGTCTCGAACATGCGGAGCGTCGCCGAGCAGCTGGCCGGCGCCGAGGTCGGGGGCTGGTCGCACCAGTCGTCGATGTCCTGGCCGTCGAGGGCGGCGTGCAGGTGGGCGGTGTCGATGCCGACGGGGTAACGGTCGGCGAGGCGTTGGATGGCGGCGAGCCGGGCCTCGGCGACAACCAGCTTCTCGCCACGTGCCCGGCTTTCGACCCGGGGGTCGGCGCTGATGCCCTTCTGCATGGCGAGCGCGGTCTCGGAGGCCTGCCGGTCTTCGTCGCTGGCACGGAGCCACGGGAACTCGGTGAGCAGACGGTCGCGGTCGGCCTCGATCTCGGCGGCCTTGGCCTTCCAGGTGGCGCGTCCGGCGGTGAGCTGCTGCATGCGGCGGTCGCGGACGGCGAGCACCGCGTCGGCGTTGTCGAGGTAGGAGCCCTGGGTCTCCGGGCAGAGGGTGTCCCAGGGGTGGCCGTCGTCAGCGGCGATGGCCGCCGCGTACTGGGTGCGCAGCCCGTCGTCGCTGGCCGCCGGGTTGTCCGGGGCCGTCCGGGTCGGCTGGCAGCCGGCGGTGTGATGGTGGTCGTTGACTCCGCAGGGCATCCCGCAACCGAGGCAGTTGCCGTCGGCGGTGTGGTACTGCTGCCCGTGGCCACATACGCACTCCTCACCGCAGGCCGGGGCGGGGTCGGCGGTGGCCTTGTGTGACTCGGCCAGGGTGGGGCTGAAGACGGCCAGGGACTCCAGCAGAAGCCGGTGCAGCTGCTTGGTGGAAGCGAATGCGTCGGGGGCCGGGGTGAAGTCGTCGAGGATGTCGCAGATCTCGGCGGCGTTGATCTCGACGTGGATGCGCTGCTCGCCGTCGATGCGGTTCGTGTAGATGCGGGTTGGCATGTCGTGCGTCCTTTCGGTTGGGCCCGGCCGGGGCGACCGGCCGGGCAACGGGCAGACGGTCAGACGTGGCGGAACGTGATCTCAGCCAGCTCGGCGCGGGCCTCAGCGATCGACGTGCGGCCGTTCGCGAGGTCGCCGATCAGCACGGCCGCCTGGTACTCGCCCTCGTCGGTGGCGTCCGTGAGACGGCTGGCGATCTCGCCGATCAGCTCGAACACCGCACTGTCGGCGTCGGCCTGCTGCTCCTCGGTGAGGTGCACGCCGTTGTTGGCGAACGCCTGGACGATGGCCGGGTCGTTGACGAACCGCTCCAGGGATTCGTCTTCGGTGTCCCAGTCGCCGTCCTGAAGGCCGTTGATGAGGTCGCCGAGGACGCGGGTTTTGGTCTCGTTGTCGGCTCCGGCGTCGATGAGGGCGCGGGCTACGGGGTCGAAGATGCTGTTGGCGCTGCTCCAGCCCATGGCGGGGTCCTTTCGGGTGGTGGGTGGTGGGTGGTGGTCAGGTCTGGTCGCGGCAGGTGCAGGTACCGGGTCCGAACACGGGGTCGTCCCGGTGGGCGCACAGCGCGGGCGGGGTCCAGTGGCCGGCGGCGGCGCTGTGGTGCCACATCGGGTTGTCGGGCCACGGGCGGGGCGGGATCACGGGCGCGGTGGGGGCGGTCACTGCTGCTCGCCTCCGACGCGCCGGTCGAGGTCGTAGACCCAAGCCGCGATCACGGCGGCGGCCTGGATCAGCTCGGCGCGGAGCTTGGCCGGGTCGGACTCGGCGAAGGCTTCGGCGACTTCCTCGCGCAGGATGTGCAGCCAGTCGAGGTACCCGCCTTCGGCCGCCGACTGGCAGGCCATGCGTGCCACGTCGGCGTCGATGGTCTCGGGGTACTGGCCGGTGCCGTTGGGGTGGTGCTGGTCGCCCCATTTGGCGAGTTGGGCCTGGCGTTCGTCGTCGATGTCCTCGGCGAAGGCGGCGAGGCCGGGGGTGGTGAAGAGGGTGGGGTACATGTCGTGTCCGTTCTGGGTGGGTTCGGGCAGTAGTTGGTGCACCTGGTTCGGGTCGCGTGGGCCTCGCTGGCCCCGTCCGGGGTCAGCAGCGGCTCCCCGGCGGCCTCTACGGGCTTCGGTGGACCCTTGAGCTTCGTGGGTCTGCGCGGGGCGTAGACGGGCGCTCAGCCGCTCCGGCACGTGGATCTCACCCGGCCGCAGCAAACCCACCCGCAGAGCCACCGCCACCGCATGCGCCCTATCGCCGACACCCAGCGCCCGGTAGACGAGTCGCAGAGAGCTGTTCACCGTGTCCGGCGCGATCCGCAACCGGGCTGCGATCTGGGCGGCGGTGTTGCCGTTGGCCACAAGGCGCAAGATCTCCAGCTGCCGAGGCGTCAGCAGCGCCTGACCGCTCACCGCTGCGCCTCCCGCGTCCGGGCCGCCACGTCGTCGGTCGTCGCGAGCACACACCGCGACGGCACGGCGACCAGCCAGCCCGTCCCCGGCATGTCGCAGGCGACGGCCGCCGGATGCCGGTCGACGTACACCAGGCCGCGCCGCACGGTGGCCATGTGCTCGTCGCAGAGCAGGGAGAAGTCGGCTTTGGGCGTCAGCCACCAAGCGACGTGCCAGGTGGCGGCCCTCCCGCAGGGTGCGGCGTCGTGGGTGGGCCGGGACCCGCATCGGGGGTCGCCGCGCCGTGGGGTCGGCGTGAGGTCGGGGAAGGCACTCACCGCTGCTCACCTCGTCGCTGCGCCCAGTCGGGATCGAACGCGGGCGCGGGACCACGGGGTGGCGGCGGGTCGTTGCGGTGCCGCCAGGCGCGGACCGTGGCCCGGGGGCGGAGCAGCAGCATGCGGGCGATCTCCGCCGCGTACACGGGCTGCGCGAGCCACCAGCGCCAGTCGCGGCGGGTGACGCGCGGTGTCCGGTACATGAGCCGGTGGGCCCAGTCCGAGGCGCGGTGAGCGGGACGCCAGCGGCCGATGAGGTATCCAGCGAGGATGCCGCCGAGTGCGACCACGATCGCGGTCACCGCTGCGCCCCGCTGCCCAGCGCGGCCCGCTCGGCCTGGTGCTTGGCGCTGTCGACCGGGCACACGACGCGGTCGTCCGCCGTCATCAGCCAGCCATCGCGGAGCAGCTCCGCACGGGCCTGCCCCAGGTTGGCGAAGTGCACGTCGCCCCCGCCGTACTGGTCCCTGAACGGGTAGCGGCAGACGTCGCAGGCGACCGTGACGCAGTCGTGGCGGCGGACGCTCATCGCCGCGCCCCCTCGACGACGGGCCACGCCTGGCGGCAGCCGTTGCTGCGGCAGCGAATGTGCTCGGGCACGTCCTCCGGGATCCACGTCAGTCCGTCGTCCAGGACGCTGCGCCCGCAGCGCGACACCGTGCCCTCGCGGATCTTGCGGCCAGCCATGTGGACGGCCTTGTGGGAATGGACGTCGGGCCGGGAGTACCAGGACGCGTCACGGCCGGCGGCCCACGGCTCCTCGGCCGGCGTCTCGGTGCTCATCGCTGCACCCCCTCAGCGGCCTCAGGCTGCTGTTCGGCCTCGATCGCGTAGGTCGCCGTCTGCCGGACCAGGCGCTGCGCCCGCGCTCCGGGCCGGGTGATCGCCGACTCGTAGCGGCTGGCGGCGTCCTCGCGCTGCTCCCAGGCGGGGCCGTCGGGTCGCCACTCGCCTCGCCAGTGGAACTCGATCTGCCACTCGGTGCGCGGCGGGTGGGCCACGGCCTCGGGCTGGGGTGCCTCGTCGGCCAGGCGGCGCAGCTCGGCACGGGCGGCGGCCAGACGCCTGGCGGGGCTCAGCAGTTCATGGCCCGGCACGTACCGCTGGCAGGCGCGCTCATGCAGCCCCTGCGAACGGGCGCAGGTGCACGGGAACTTGGCCCGCACCTGCGTGAGTACGTCGTGCAGGGCGAGTGCCCGGGTGTCGTCCGGCTCAGCGGCCAGCATCTGCTGGACCTCGTCGGCGGCCCAGCGGAGCACCGAGGCCCGGTCCACGGGCACGGCGGCAGGCAGCGCGGCCACCGTCTCCGAGATCCACTTCACCCAGTCCCGGATCCGCTCCGCACCCGGGGCGCCGAAGAGTTCGGCGTCCTGGAGTCCGAGAAGCATGGTCGGGCCGATGGCTGCGGCGATGACTGCGATGCGGTCGGCGGGTGCGGACGGCACAGCGCCCGGTGTTGCATCGTGGGTGGTTTTGTTGGTTCCTGACATCAGGTCACTCCGGTCTGTCCCGGTATCGCCGGGTTGGCGTGGCGGTCGGGTTGGCGGGTTTGATCGTCTGGATGGGCGGAAGTCAGGCGGCGCGGCGCGGTCGGCGGATGGCTTCGGCGAGTGCGGCCCGGTTCGCGGCGGCCCGCTCGGGGCTGATGGGCGGGCGTTCGGCGCGCGGGGTGGGTCCGTAGTCGCGTACGAGGCCGGTGGGGAGGGCTTCGGCGTACAGGCGCTCACTGGGGGTCTGGATCGGGCGGAGCGGTCCGTCGGGGAGGTTGAGGGCGTGGCGGGCCCTGGCGACGGTGGTGCGGTGGACGCCGGTTTGGGCGGCGATGGCGGTGTTGTTGAAGCCCTGGCGGAGGAGTTCGACGATGTCGGCGCGGATTTTCACGGCTCGGTCCTCTCGGGGTGGGTGGTGGTCCAGGTGGTGATGCGGGTGTCGTGGCTGGGGATGGCGAGTGGCCGGCTGCTCACGAGACGTCCAGCGAGGTCTGTCCGGCGGCCTCGATCGCGGCGAGGCGGGTAGCGGCGGCGGTCTCGCGGTGGTGCGCGGCGTCGTACCTGAGGTGGCACTTCTGGCAGGCGGCGAAGAGGTTGCCGTCGTCGGCGTTCTCCGGCACGTGGTCCCGGTGGGCCGTGGTGAGGACGACCTTCGAGCCGGTGTCCGGGTGGGCCTGGCCGTGCTCGGCGGTGCATCGGCCGTCGTGGTCGATGCCGCACTGCCCGGCGCACTCGCAGCGGCCGGCGGCGCGGGCGAAGCGGATCCGCTGGCTGATGGTTTTCCAGTTGCGCGGGTAGCGGGCGCGGTTCTCGGGACGTACGGGCATCAGGCCACGGCTCCCCTCGGCTGGCTGTCCCTGGTCTCGGCCTGGTGAAGGAGGTCGAGGAGTGCGGGTCGTACGGGGCTGGTGTTGATGGCGCCGGAGGCGAGGGTCGCCGGGGGTACGAAGCCGGTCCAGTTCTCGGGGGTGGCGAACTTCATGGGCGGTTCGGTGAGCTTGGCGGCGATGTCGGGGTGGGCGAGGACGGTGGCGCGGCGGCGGGTGTTGCGGGTGGCGGCGGCGCGGGTCTGGTCCTTGATGAAGGCGGTGAGGTCGTTCTGCTGGCGGAGGGCACGGATGTCGTCTTCGCTGATGTCGGTCATGCGGCGGCCTGGCGGCGGCGGTCGTCGCCGGTGATGACGACCCGGTCGCACATCTCGATCAACCGGGATGCGACGCGGTCTCCGACGCGGTCGGCGAGCTGCTTGGGCAGCACGTTGGAGGTCATCAGCGTCGGCAGCTGGTTCTCGTAGCGGTGGTTCACCAAGCGGAAGTTGATCTCTTCGGTCCACTCGCTGGTCTTGGCGGCGCCGAGGTCGTCGACGAGGAGCAGCGGGGCGTGGGCGTACTTGCGGAACTCGGTCTCGGAGTCGATGCCGGCGCGGGGGCGGAGGGCGGCGTACATGTCGGCGCTGGAGGTGGCGGTCCAGCGGAGGCTGATGCCGGTGGGGGCGAGGTGCCGCAGCGCGCCGTACGCCTGGTAGGTCTTCCCGACGCCGGTCGGCCCGAGGAGGAGGAGGGAGCGGCCGGTGGTGATGGCGGGGACGATGCGGCGGCCAGAGTGGGCGCGGGTGGTGGCGATGAGGTTGTCGGCCCAGTGCTGGACGTCGGGGTGGTCGGCGTTGGCTCGCTGGTAGATGAACGGGATGTCGTGGTTGGCGTGGTCGATTTCGCGGCGGGCGGTGGCGGGGCGGTCGTAGGGGTCGCCGGTGATGTCGTTGATCGCGTCGGGGGTGAGCTGGTGGGCGGTGAGGATGGCCTGCCAGTTGGTGAGGTCGACGGGGGTGAGGTGGTCCATGGGTGCTCCTACAGGGAGTCGTAGTAGGCGTTCTGGTCTTCGGGGTTTGTCCAGGGCTGGTAGCCGCCGGAGACGGCGCGCAGCTGGGGCCGCTCGGTGCCCGGGAGAGGGAGCGGGGGGAGTTCGCCCCAGCCCTTGAGGAAGTAGTTGGCGGACTCGACGCGGGTCCGGGAGGCGGCCTTGATCGCGTGGTCGACCATGGCGGGGATGCCGCTCTTGGCGATGAGGGCGAGAACCGGGAACCAGGCGTTGCCCTTGAAGGGCCAGCGGACGATGACGCCGGCTGCGGTGATGCCATCGACGAGCGGGCGGGCATCGTCGGGGATGCCGTAGCCGGGATCGGAGGCCGGGCTCTCCTGCTTGCTAGCTGAGGGGGTAGTAGAGGAGGGGTTAAGAGGGGTAGGGGTCAGGGATTCCCTGACACTGACGTCAGGGAATCCCTGACACTGAGACGGTTCAGTGTCCGCGTTTTCCTGACACTGACCGTTCGCGTCAGTGTCAGGGAATTCGGGACACTGAGAGGTGTCAGTGTCAGGAGAATTGGGACACTGAGACGGTTCGTCAGTGTCAGGGAATTCCTGACACTGAGGTGTCTCGAAGGTATGGATCTTGTACTTGGCGGTGCCGTTCTTCTGGCCGGACGACAGCCGCTCCAGGACGCCCTTCGTGGCGAGCGCTTTGAGCACGGCGTAGAGCTGGGCGCGGCTGAGCTTCGCGCCGCGCAGCACCTCGGGACGCTCCACGCTGTTCCACGTGATGCGGGTGTCGTCGTTGGCGTCCTCGGCCAGGACTACGAGGAGGAGCTTCTCCCGGTGCGTCAAGGCTTCGGGCGCGCTGTTGAGCACCTCGACGATCAGGCGGATTCCCACAGGGCGTCTTCTCTCGGTCGTGCTCGATCAGGGGTTTTGGGCGCGCGGAACCAGACCCTCAGGGGGGCTTGTTCTCTGCGGTGTCGCTAACCCCAAGATGAGAATACCGTTCGCGCATGGTGTTCGCGACTGATACTCGCGGTCGCGTAGCGGCATCGCGTTCGCGCATGGCACCATGAGCGGTATGGACGCCCTCGACACCAAGATCCAGACCGCTGCCCGGAAGCGCGCACGGGCAGAAGACGCCTTCAACCGCGCTGACGCGGAGCTGCGCGCGCTGCTGGTCGAGGGCCGGGCCGCCGGCAAGGGCCCCTCGCACATGGCCAAGCTGACGGGCTTCACGCGGGAGTGGGTCGCGAGGATCGCCCCAGGTCCGAAGCCTTCCTGACCGGTTCACCGCAGCGCCCCTTCCGGCCGGCGTCCCACCGGTGTCCCCGCCGGGCATGCGTGGCAGATGACGTGCTCCCTGCCGCACACCGCGTCCGCCGGGCACCGCCACCGCAGGTCGACCACCCCGCCGTGCAGCCGGGCCACGCACCACAGCAACCGCCACGGGCCGGGCTGCCGTACATCCCCCGCGACGTACGGCGTCACCTCCGCCATGACCGTGAGCGCCGCACGGTGGCCCACCGTCTGCCGGTAGCAGGGCAGCCCGCACCGGGCGCAGGTCGTAACGACCGCGCCCGGAACGGACTTGACGGGCCTGCTCAACGGCCAGCCCGGGGACTGACGCGTGCGCCGCCGCGGGGCCGCAGCTGGACGCGGGCCTGGATCAGCAGTGACCGCATCGCCCCGTACGACATGTGATGCCGGGCCATGAGGCCACGGATGGAGTCGCCGGCGCGGTATTCGGCGGCGGCCTGGTCGCGGAGGGCGATGCGCTCGGGGCTCGGGGTGCGGGCCGTCATCGGGCACCGCCTTCCAACGCAGACCGGCCGATCGCGTCCAGTTCCAGCGCCGTCTGCACCCCGGCCTGCGCCTGCGCCAGCTTGTACAGCTCCCGCGTCACCCGGCCGGCGAGGATCGGCAGGGCGTGGGCGTGGATGTCGAAGCGGCGGCCGACCGGCCAGAACAGGTCGCGGTACTCCTTGCACGGCGTGCCCGTCAGCTTCAGCACCCCGGCGTCCTTGAGGCGGTCGCCGAGTTCCATCGCGTCCTCGATGGGGAGTCCGTACCGCTGGCGGAGGTGGGCGGCGGCGGTGTCCCAGGTGAGGACGACGGGCTCGGCGAAGTTCCCGGGTACGGGCGGGGTGTAGGTCCCGTGGGCGCGCAGCGACGGGAGGACGTCGTGGAAGACCCAGCGCTGGAAGCGGTCGACCTGGTCGCGGACGTACCCGTCCTTGATGCGGGACGTCTGCCGCTGGCCGATGACCCGGTAGAAGCCGGGCTCGGTGACATGCCAAATCTGCTGGTCTCCGGGGGTACTCGTCAGTGAGTACCCCTTCTCGTCGTCCGGGACGGACCGCAGCATGTTGGCGGCGTCGCGGTGGCCCAGCCCGCGGGCGAGGCCGGCGGCGAGCACGATGAACGAGCCGCCGCGCGGGAGCACCTCGATGTCGAACTCGGCGTTGGTGAAGCGTTCGATGTTCATGCGTCTTCTCTCTGTCGGGTGGGTGGTCCGGGGTGCGGGAGCCGTCGCACCCCGAACCGGCACGGGTTAGCGCTGCGGACGCAGCGGGATGACGGGCGCGAGCACGCGGGTGATGTCGTCGATGACCTCGTCACGGAGGCCGCCGGGCATGGTCGGGTCGAACGCGAAGTGCATGCGCACGGCGATCTGGCCGTCGGGGCCGTCGATTTCGATGAGGTGGCCGGTGGGCTGGAGGCCGTCCGCGCCGAGGTTCACGGCCCACGCGGAGGTGTCGGCCGCACCACGGATGAGGGCGTAGATGGCGGCCTGCGCGGTGTCGAACGGGTCCGGGTTGCCGTCGGTGGCGATGTCGTCGAGGTCGTGCCAGCAGGCGCGGGGCTCGCCCTGGCGGCTGTGGATGACGGCGCCGGTCATGTGTTCGCCGACGTTGTCGAAGGCGCGGTCGCGGGTGTAGCCGTGGTGCTGGCGTGCGGCTTCGTGGCGGAGGTCTGCGTCGGTGTACGGGAGGTCAGTCACGGTGTTCTCCTTGGGGTGGGTGCCGCGCCGGATTCCGCCCGGCGCGGCGCTCGCGTCAGACGGGGCGGTCGCCGAGGGGAAGTTCGTCCTGCTGCCCAGCGCGGGCGCTCTCGATGGCCATGCAGCGGCGGCAGACCTCCGGGTAGTGGATGGAGAGCGACCCGAGAGCCACCGCGCGCTGGACCTTGACGTGGGCGGCGAGGGTGCCGTGCGCGGCCATGTCGTCGATCGCCTCGGGGGTCATCAGCGGCTCATCGAGCGGGACATGGCAGCCACACGGGCAGCCGGGTTCTCCGCCGATACCGAGCGCGGCCATGTGGGCCCAGCAGGCGTGGTGTTTGTGCCGCTGGCAGGCCAGGCAGATGGTGGTCGCGCCGGGGAAGGCGACGAGCTTGCCGGGGCGGAGCTCGGAGTCCTGGCCTCGGTAGCCGCGGGTGCGGCCTGCTCCTCGGGTCACGGTCGTTCCTTTCGGGTGGCGGCGACGGCCGCGCGGTAGTCCTGCGGGTTGGCCCGGCGTTTCCCGGAGGCGATAGCCCGCTCGTCGATCACGTGGGCGACCGCATCAGGTGTGGGCGTCGTCCACGCCCCGGGGAGGCGTCCGGGGCCGGGCGGGGGTTCGGGGCGCCCGGCGAGCGCCGACGGGGTGTGGGCCGGGCAGCACCAGCCGGTGAGGAAGAACCGCACCCCGGCCGCACTCCGGCAGTGGCGGCCGGCGGGGCCGTCCCAGTGCTCGCAGGGGGCCGGGGTGCGGGCGGTCATGCGGCGGCCAGGTCGGCGTCGTGCTGCGCGGCCCGGCAGGACGGGCAGATCCGCTCCTTGCGGGTGCGGTGCTGCCTGTGCGCGGTGGTGGTGCCGCACGGCGCCGGGGCCGGGATGGTTCCGGCGGTCGGGTCGAGCGCGGCCCGCTGCTCGCCGTCCATGGCGGCCCAGACGCCGTGCCGGTCGATGGCCGGCCAACCCCGCTCCACGCCCAGCACGGCGGCCTGGCAGGCGAGACGTGTCGGGCAGGCGAGGCACACCGCGCGGGCCTCGGCCTGCTCCTCCGGGTCACGGCTGTGCCACGTGTCGGGGTGCCGGGTCCCGGACTGGCACGCGGGCAGGCGGATCATGAGACGGCCCGCCCTTCACCGACGAGAGCGTGGACGGTCCACCAGGTCAGGCCCTCAGCCGCGGCGATCGCGTTGATGGTCTCGCCGGCCCGGTGCCGCTCGTGCAGGGCGCGGCCGATCTCCTCACGGCGGCCGTCGAAGTCCTGCGGCTTCGCGCCTGCGCCCCGCTGGCGGGTCTTGCGGCGCAGGTGCGCGGCGCGTTCGTTCTCGTCGATGCCGCCCCAGATCCCGGCGGGCTGCCGGGTCTGGATGGCCCAGGTGCCGCAATCCATGACGACGGGGCAGGTGACGCAGATGGCCTTGGCCTTCTTGGCGGCGGTGACGGCGTCGGGGTTTTCACCGATGGGGAACCAGAGTTCGCCGTCCATGCCGCGACAGGCCGCAGAGTGTCGCCAGTCGGTGGTGGTGGTGCTGC